ATCTAATCCATCAGGTCAAAATTTGACAGTTTACATTAATTCTATTGTTAACTCTCTCCTTATGAGATGTGCCTACTTTGCTATGAATAGGAATTACCCTCCTTACCGTAGTATGGTTTCTCTCATTACTTATGGAGATGATGTGAAAGGCTCGGTTTCTGCCAAGATTCCTGAGTATAACCACATCACCGTAGCTGACTATTTGTCCAAACACGACATGAAATTCACCATGCCAGACAAAGAATCGGAAGCTACTGAGTATATGATAGATGAAGAAGCCGATCTTCTTAAAAGGAAAAATATTTACAACAAAGACCTTGGTATGTTTGTTGGAGCCCTCTCAGAGGACTCTATATTCAAATCACTCCACTCAGTCTTGAAGTCTAAAGAATTGACTCCTGATCACCAGGCCGCTATCAACATAGATGGGGCGTTACGTGAGTGGTTCTTCCATGGGGAGGAACTATATGAAAGAAGACGTGCTGAAATGAAGCGTGTTGCGGAAAAGGCCGACATTGTTTGGATGTGCCGAGAACTCGACACCACTTACGCTGAAAGACTGGAACAACACTGCGAGCGTTATAACCTGAAAACTATCAATCAGAAACTTGACACGCAGGGAGAGGAGCGACCTCTCAATCCAGATGCTATAGAGTATGTCCCGAAGAAAGACTTTTCCTCATGGGATTACAAACGATTAGTTCAAACCCGTGAAGCTATGATGAAACTTGTGGACAGATATCCTGAAGCCGCCAGGCATAAGGTTAAATTGTCTGCCCTTGAATCTGAACTTGCAAAACGGACAGTCCCTGTAGGGTGTGAGAATCTGCTCACCGAAGCAGATCAACTCCGCAGGGCTGATGTCATATTTACCGAGAACGAATTTACCTGTTATGGTAAAAATCTTGTACCTTTTGTGTTATCATTTGGTGAAATAGATGCACTCTATTATCGGTGTGTTGATGGGATGAACGTTTATGCGTTGGTGGAAGCCAAGTTGACGAGAAACTGTCGACAGAAGGCCCGGAAACAATTAATCAAGTATGGTAAGGTGTTAGCGTTATTGCAACCGAACGCCCATATCCGTACCTACATTATGGTCGGGCTGGAGCTCTCATTTGTTGGCACATTTGGTGCAGAACTCGATTACGAGTTTGAGGAAGTTTTGAGCTAATAAGCTCGCCCCGACCCCGGATGTCATAAAACTCGTCGTGCAACCTGT